CTGTTTTAATTCTTCTTGAAACGTACTATTTAATTTCTCTAACACGGCATCTAAATCTCTAACTAAAGACTGTGATGTATCTTGATCGTATTCTTTACTTGCCCTAGTTAACGTTTGTACAATTTTAGCCATTCATAACTCCTAGTTGACCTTTGTTCATATTAACATTCATAATTCCACCTTGAGCTTTACCGAGTCTAGATTTTAAACTATTGAATCTTTCTTGTTCTTCTTTTTGTAATATACCTTGTTCCATCTTTTGTAATAATAATAAATACTCGGCCATCAAAGCGTTTTGTTGATTGTCACCATCACCACCTTCTCTTGGTGGATCTTTAGGTCCTGTCTTAGTAGATGTTTTTCCAATATTTGAAAAAGCATTTTTAACATTTACATCTTGTAATCCTATTTTTTCAGTTAACCCTGTTGTATCTAAAAAGTTTTTAGCAACTTTAGCAACTTGCAATCCGGTATTAATTTTCCCCACTATCGGAGGTGCGTAGGCAAACAAGGCAGCTTTACCAATTGTTTTTATAAATTTTCCTAAACCACTATCAAAGAAACCTGGGTTAACTTCTTTAAGACCTCGTCTCATATTTTTAATTTGTGCTTCATGAAAAGTATCTTTCCCTTTTGGTCCAAAACCAGTTTTACTTTTTGGACTGAAGGGAGTTTGAATTGTATAACTTGGAATTTTTTTACCTGTTACTGGATTTAGTCTTGATGTGTCTACAGTTTTAGTTCTAGTTTTTGGTCCAGTTGTATATTGGCTTGTTCTACGATTTTCTCTATTACTATCTCCATCACTACCTCCCGTAGTACCGTCTGCTCCAACTCCAGCTCCCATACCGTGTTCTCCAGCCATTCCACCTGGTTCAAATCCAACTCTTTGACCTGCTTTATATTTTAATCTTTTATCTATCACTATCTTCTTCCTCCTGCGTGAACATCTAATCTAAATGTACCCAGCTTCCAATTACTACTTATAGCAGTATTAGATATAGTTAAAGCAATCTGTCTAGCTCTTGCTCTGGTGTCAATAAAATTAGTAGAAGTTGTTGAAGTATAAGTTTGTGTAGTAGCTGCATCATTAGGATAATCTCTAAGATCTAATTTAATAATAACGTCTTTACTTTGAGAAACAAAATCTGGAATAATTCTACTGATCCTCATCATAAATTCCCCATCTCCTCTAAATGAGATACCTTCTCTTTGATCTTGTGTAATATCATAATCTCCTGAAGTAATACTAGCAGGTATTGCAGCTGTGGCACTGGCAATTATTTGATCAAAACCAATTTCGTGTTCAAAATATATTGAACTACCCTCTGTGTTACCTATAACATCAAACGAAGCATCGTCTCCGGCGTTGTATTGAGTAGCATGGGGTAGACCAAATACTGAGGAATCTTCCCATGTAGTTCTAGTAAATAAAGAACTAGCATTAGTAGTCCATATAGACGTATCTCCAGTTGAATCTAAATAGTTATATACGACACATCTATTATTTACATTAGATGTACTAGTTGGATAGAACCATGTAATTTCACCAAACAAATTATTGATACCTGCATAAACTAATTGATTAGATGTAGTATTAATATCTTCAAAAACATAATCTTCTACTAAACATTTCATAGACTGCAGTTGTCCAGTGTATCTAAAGAAACCATTGTCAGACATCCAGTAAGCAGCTCCATTAACTTCAACCGCTGCATTCATTCCTAACAATCCGCAGTTAGTTCCAACTTGCTCAAAGGCAAATGTAAATGGTGTTCCTACAAATCTCATAGTAAACATAGAACTGTCAGTCCAGATGTAAAGAGCATTTCTTCCAAGTTTAGCACCAATGATCCGTGATCCGTCAGCCAATCTTTGTGTACCAGCACTATTGATTGCTGTTGGTATATAATCTTCTATATCTTCTTGAGACGAAAATCTTATAAACATATCATCTTGTGTAGACTTTGTACCAATAGTTGTTTCAGTACCAAAAAATACTAAGTGTCTATCAGGAGTTGACACTAACATGTCACGTGATGCTGTTGGTGCTCCTGGAATAATTACTGCTCTAATGTCCGTTGCATTTGTTGCATTTGAATCCCATTTAAAACATTCTCCATTATGAATTAAAGCTATGGCAGTCCCACCTAAATTGTCCAAGGACCAAAGTCCTGGATCTGTTACGGAGTCAGTGTTAGCTGCGGGTGATCCCCAACCTGTAAAAGATGAACTGTTTGTAACTGTAACACCATTATTGTGAGCCGCTCTTGTTGTTCCTCTAACTGCTCTTGTAATTCCTGTAAGTTCATTCCCATTTATACCTGTGTATGAAATTTCTTCTGAACCTATTTGAATAAAATTAGTTCCTGTTGAAGGTAATCCTGTTACACTGTTTAATCTAATTTGTGTAGCCGAACTATTGTTTCCACTTGTATTATTTCCTAATGCTCCATCCAAAGTAAAAGTTAAAGATCCATTAATAATTCCACCAAATTGAGATATACCCCAACCAAACGCTCCTAATTGTTCTGCTGGTCCTACGTGGTAGTATTGAAAAAATTTAATACCACCAGAAGTAGTTGCTCCACTTCCAGTTTCATTACTACTCATTGTAATAGTAATTGTGGTTGAAGTAGGCACACTAGTTACCATAAATTTTTTTCCATCAAAATCTGTTGCACTAAAATTAGAATTTGTAATTGCACTAAAATTACTAAATAAAATAATGTCCCCTGCTAAAAAACTATGTGTTCCTGGAAAAGTAATAGTTACAGTTGGCGATCCGTTAGTTGTGCTAAATGCACTTGTTAATGTTGTTCCTGCCGGATTAACTAAAGGGTGAATATCATAAAAGATACCTCCTGAAAAAACATATAAAATCCTGTTAGTGCCAATGATTGAATAATTAATAGAAGCATTACTAACCATATGATGTTGTGCTCTTGCAACACCCGTTAGTTTGCTTGCCCCTAATTGAGACCAACCTCCTATTTTTTCTGGAGTACCATATCTAAAACGTACGTTCTCCCCATCTGTCCACCGATTTTCAGCTCCAGTAGATGTAATTTGTTTATTGAACCCTGGTACGAAACCTAATTTTTGTAACATATAACTCCATTATAATACTATTTTACAAATGCGGGTAGACCTAACATGGGTCTTCCATCAAATTTGTTTTTCTCAGCAAATGGGCCATTCACATGATTATAATGTAGAAATACTTGACCGCAAATGTTCTTGTCAAAAGGCTCTCGCCAATGTTCAAGTTCACAGCCACTATATACTAGCATGTCTCCTAC